CTTTTGTTGTTGTAATCTGTTTGACTTTACCGAATAAACCTTCTAATACTAATCTGTGTGTCTGTGTGCCGTCTAGCGTACCTGTCAGACCAAATCTATACTTGCACTCTGTTAGTTTTGTTAGAATTGATATTAACGACTTTGCTTTAAACAAATGCGCTTCATCTCCAACAACTAATTCAAATTCTTCAAACCATTCTTTTGGCATTTTGTAAATTGACTGCCATGTAGATATGACAATGGGGCAATCAGTTTCTTTGCTTGCACCTGACATGATCTGGTGTATGTATTTATCACTCTCAAATCCATAGTCTGCAAAGTCTTTATACAACTGTGCAACAAGTGAGATAGTAGGAACAATGATAAGAGTCTTGCAATTTAAATATCTCGCAATGAGATATATGATGAGTGACTTGCCTGATGCTGTCGGTGATACCAATAGATTTCTTCTACTGCGTACTGCATGAATGAATGCATCTATTTGATAGTCTCTGACTTCAAATGGTATGCCTAGAGTATCAATAAAGTCTTTTGCTTCTGCTACAGAAAATTCATCATACGTTTCTACTGATTCATCAAATTCAATTTCATACTCACGTTCTTTAGCAAACTTCTCTAAGTATGGAATCAGACCATAATAGATTTGTCTACTCTGTGAATTGAAAAGACGTATCTTTCCGTCCCATATTTTATTTCTAAATGCGGGCATGAATTTGTAGCCGGGAACGTAGAACGTGAAGTATTCATTCAACTCCATTGCATCGGAGTTCTCACACTTGATGTGTGCGTAGACTTCATCTACTTTTGAGATATAGAGTTTATTGTACACCTTGCGTAAACTTCTTCCATTCTATAGCGTTCTTAATCTGAAAGTTGCGTTGGTTGATGTTCTTAAGTACTTCTTCCAAAAACGCTAACTTTTCTTTTTGATTGATTATGCGAACATTGTTGTGTATAATATCTTTATCAGAATCAAGGTACATATCAACTTCATTCTTCATCAAACGCTTAACGAATGGCTCCCAATTGAGTTCGTCAAGTTCTTCTTGTGAAAGTTTTCCATTGTAATACTCATACTTCTTCAAAGATAAATCTTTGCTTTGAAACTCAAGTGCTTTGAGTTTGCGTCTTTCGTCAAAATAAATTTTGAGATATTTGCTGTGTAATTCTGGTATCTTTAAAGATGCGATACCTAACTCTGTGGGGTCAACTGTAGCGTCTATTCGCCACTCTTCCATCATTTGGTCTAACGTCATATTTAATCCTCATGTCAATTCAATCTATATCATAATAACACATTTATGGGTAAATGTCAAATTCTAACCGCTTCATAATATCCATAGTTAAACGTTGCACTTGCAGTAATGAATTCTTGTGAATTGTCGGATGAGGTAAAAGTCATTTCTCCCAATTCGGTAGGATACACATCAATAAAATTAAATTTAAAATTTGGATTATTTGAATTTGTTTTTACATATAGAGTAGCATCGGATAATGGATTGATAGTTGATCCTTCTGGACCTGTCAATCTACCTATTTTATCATACCCTGTTGGATTACCCAATTGAACAATCCAATCATACAATTCATACCACGCCTGCATATCTTCATCGACTAAAAATGTTAATGATAATGTTCCAAACGTGATTTGGTTTCCCGGAACACTAATTGTAGAGAATGGTGTATTGATAGCTGTAGACGCAAGTGTGAGTCCAGGCAAGTTGACGCTCTGAACTAAAAATGTAAAGTTAGGAATTCTTTTAAGAACAAAATCAAATTTGTTATTAGAAAGAAAACTTTTGTTGAATGGTACTATTGGTAACGTTGACATGTTTATCTCCTCTTGTCATCTATTTATGATAGACAAAAAAAAGAGGACCCTAAGGTCCTCTCTTAAATACCGATGTAGTCTCGGCTTAATCAATTACATCAAGTTAGTGATGCTAATTCTACGATAGTACACGTTCTTGTTAGCGAACGAGATTGTACCGTCAGCGGCAGATGTTGCGAATGGGTTTGCGACCATGCCGTAACGAGTCTTGAATCCAATTTTTGGTTGGAAAGAATCTTGACCAACTGCACGAACCATTTGCAATGGAACGTATGGGCAGTAGAACAAACCAGCGTCAAAAGCTGAAGTGCCTTTGTAACCGATTGTTGCATAGTGTGTACCAGATGTTGCGGCGAAATATGGATCGATATAAACTTTGAAACGACCATTCAATACACCAACAAATGTGTTACCTGTATCGTCAACGTTCAATGAATTGCTCAAAGCAGGAGTGTAATCTAATACACCAGCCATTTGCAATGCAGATGCTACGTCTGAAGAACAGATAAGTACGTTACCTTAACCTCTACGAGTTGCTTGAGCAATTGCGTTAGACTCACGCTCTAATTGGAACATCAAACCTTTGAACTTCTCAACAGACCAACGACCGTTAGAGTCAACGTCAAGGTTGAAAGTACCAGCAGATGTAACGTTCTCTTGTGCGCCAACTGTAGCAGACAAGTTAATTGTACGAACAACTTCACGATTAATTTCAGCTAAGATTTCTGTAGAAAGAATGTTAGCCAATTCTTGTTCAGCATCCAAACCATGAACTGCTTTCAAGTCTTGTGCAAGTTCCATTGTGTATTCTGCTTTTAAAGCACGGCTACGTGCAGTAACAGCAACTTTCTCAATAGAGAATGCCATCTCTTGGAAACCTTGACCAGAGCCATCACCCAATGCTTCAGCTTCTGCTGTTGTGAAACCAGTACCACGTGTGTACTCTGTACCACCAGACAAGTCAGCAGGTGAAGCACCTGTTTGTGATTGTGCTGTGTTAGGGAATGCTGTGTTAGCTTCGTTGAACAAGGCTTCTGTACCACCTTGTGTTTTGTAACGGCTACGCATTGCAAAGATCAATCCTGTTGGACCTGTCATTGGCTGAACGCCGCAGATATCGTATGCAATTAAGTTAGGTGCCGCACGGCGAACCAAGCTGATTAAAACTGGATCATAAATGTCTACTGCGCCATCGCCTGCTGTAGATGAAGATGCGCCCATGTTATTGGCAGGGGATGCTTCAGACAACAATGATGTTTGGTTGCGATAACCACCAGAACCATGTGCATCTTGGCGACAAGCAATTTCTTGATTCTCAAGAAGTTGCGCTGTTACGGAACGCTTGTGGCTGCCTTGAATTCCAGGTAATTCTGAATGGTCAAGAACTGGTGCCCATTTTTTTAAAAGATTTTCTACGCTCATGTTTTTCTCCTTTGAGTATTGTTTAATTTATTTATAAAAACTTATTTCTTGAGGGTTCTAGAAATATTCTGTACATAGTGAGACATTACTGGCGAAAAAGATTCTTCCAATGAAGAAATGTCGTCATCCATTGGTGCCACTTTTTTAACTGTCTCTTCTGTCGTATCATCAAAATATTTCTTTTTTGTTAAAAGAAGTTTTTCTTTGTAGTCTTGTTCAGAAACAAATTCAATTCCTTCTGCTAAAGATTTTAATTTTGCAAATTGAATTTCGCTAAGTCCTTCGGAAACTTCAGACACGATTTGGTCTTTCTTGTAAATACCAATTTGTGCGTTTAAGTTTGCATTTTCCGTAACAACTTTATCTAATTCAGATTCAAGAGTTTCGACTTTTTCTGCAAATTCCTCAACAACATTAATTTTATCTTCTGGAATATCAACATAATGTTCTGTGAATAGGTTCTTAAGACCAATCATAAAGTCTTCAACCAATTCGGCTTTAATACCTGTTTCAACAGCAAGTTTGTTTTCTTCCATCCACTCGCCAACAACGTACTCTAAGTATTCATCTACTTTTGTAACGAGGTTTTCGTTGATAGAAGCAACTTCTGTTTCTAATTTTTCTGCATATTCTTCTTGCAATGCAATCTTTGCTTCTTCTACTTTAGCCGTGATAGCCGCTTCGAAAATTACTTTTGCATTAGTTTTGAATTCTTCAGATAGACTTTCTCCAGAAAAAATAGCGTTAATGTCTGTATCAACATCTAACTTTTTTTCTTCAATAGTGCTGTCGTCCTCTTTTACTTGTTCTGTCATAGCAGTCTCCTTTGTATGATATTTGAAATTTATTTGGTGTACATGTATTTATAAGAAATTATAGTTTGGAGAGAAAATCTTTGAAAACTTTTATCATGTTTTCTTCTAAATCTTTCTTAGAAGACTTTTCGATAACTTGTCTTTGCGTTGAGATATCAGCTTCCCTAATGATTCCGTTATCCCAAACCCATGCTTTGTTTTCCATAATTCCACGTACATACGCATCTGGTGCTGAAGGATCGGCTACGATATCTGCACATGTTGCAAGATAAAAATCGTTACCAACAACTTTAGTTCCATCTTTTCCTTCTACAAGACTACCTAATCCTCTTGTAGATACGCCTAATGTTGCGCCTTCAGCCATCAAATTTTTTACAATATTACCGTATGGAGTGTCCATGATCTTTGCTTTGCCAATGAAGTTGTTTCCTTCTTGACGCAAACTCTTAGTAATGTGTGATACACGCTCTAAGTTGATTGCTGGACCATCTGGATGTCCCAACTCACCATAAGCACGATTCTTCATCACATTCTCCGTAACATATCGCTCTGTTTCTTTTTGCAAAACGTCTAATGGATACATTCTTCCATTACGATTCTTCTGTTCTGCTTGCATGAAAACGCCTTCGATATAGAAATTTCTGCCGCCAGCTTCATTAGCTTCGGTGATAATATTTACTTGTTCATTAATTTCTGTGATTAGTTTCATTTGATTCCCGCCGATGTTCTTTTTTTATTTGATTTGGTTCTCTTTCTGAGAATCATTGCCATTTTTGGGGCACGTTTTCTTGCCGCTTTGCGCTGTGCAATTCTGCGATGCATTTTTTCTTGTGAAGACATTCTTACAAGTTTTCCCCCAATGACTTTATATCCAGGAGTCAAAGAGACAAGTTTTCTTCTTTGTACTTGACCAGCCCGAACACGATTAATTTTTGCAAATCGTGCTTCGTCCATTTCTTCTTCTGACAAAGATATAAAATCTTTAAATTTTAACATATTATGGGCTTACCCCATCATCAGTAGTTTCTCTGCTAGAATATCCAGCAGTCTTCTTACCTTCAATAATAACTGTATATGCAGCCGATGCAGTAAACCCAGCGGTAGACAATAGAATGTCGCCATTGGCGCCAGCGCCAGCATTGTTTGTGAGTGGGCATTGACCAGCAGTTGTTAGATCCCAAAAACCAGAACCTGTTAACGTAACAATTGTAGTGTTTGATGTTCCTCTCCAGAGTAATGTAACTCTTGGAGAAATTGTTGCGCTTGTTCCGGATGCAACAGACCATGCAATTTTATTGATTGAAAGTCTTTGAGTTGATCCACCATCAGAACCAACTAATGTGTTCGCAGAAACTTTTACAACGCCTGTTTCACCAGTGCCGTCAGACACATTAGTTAACTTAACTGCCCATGTTGATGCGCTATCTTTTAGCGTTTGTGATGTTACGGTATCTGCCATTTTATTCTTCCGCTATAGTTTTTGCAAATGCTAAAAGTACTTCAACATCTTCTTCTAACTGTGCCAAAAAGATTTCTTGATTGCTTTCGTCTAACTGATCGTAAAGATTGGAAAGTAAATCAACGTCTTCATTCTTTAAAGCACCACGATTTTTTGCGGCTTGAAGCATTGCGAATCTATCTCTAATACCTTTAATACCGGGTTTGATACGTTTTGCGGCTTTCTTTTCAGCGGCATTTGGATTATCAATGTGCTTCATTGTAGTCTTAGACTGATGACTTTCAGCTTCACTCATTTTGTTCGTCATCATTTTCTTTCTAGCGGCTAGTGCGGCTAGCTTTGCACGTTGGGCTGCGGCTTCTTTGTCATGCGGT